GTTATGGTCCATACGCTTGGTGGGGTGCGTATACCGATTTCGGTGCGATTCACATCGAAGGTCCTGCAGGATCTAATAAACTCCAATACGGTGGAGAATGGCCTAATTGCGGACAAGGTGCCGATCAATCTGATTGTTTTATCTTTACTCCAGATACGTGGTATACTCTTCTTTATCACGTAGGCCTTGGTACTCATAACGTATCAAATACGATTTTCGAAGCATGGGTAGTTTTGCCAGGAGAAACGGCGTATCGACAACTATATTCATACGGACAAAATAGATTCGTATTTAGTGGTACACAAGGACATAATTGTTTTATTGCATCTAATTATATGAATGGACAGAATGTTACCTCCGCATGGTATCAGTGGTACGATGAAGTGATCTGTTCTAAAAATTCTATCCCAGCACCGGCGGTTGCTGTATAATGTCATTAATATCTAATACAGTTACAGTCAGAGTTAATTCCGCTACAGTTTTAAGACAAGCGGCTAGTGGATTGGCCAGCAATGGAACCACTACACTTACGTATAATCCATTAGGTCTTGCATATGACATTCAATGGATGACTACGTGTATCTTCTATGATGCAACTCGTAAAGAATTGCAATATATGGGTAAACCTGCTAGCAGTCAATCTACCAATCATAGACATTATATCTATAACGAGACTACTAATACGTGGAGAACTACTGGCACTTCTCTATTCCCGTCCTTAGGACATATTTGGTCGGCTACTTTTGATCCAGATGTTGGAGATTACTACTTCCATCGATCGAACGATCTATTTGTACGTCGAATGAATCGCAATGTGGAAGCTGGTGGAGGTATATCTAATAATCCGTGGACACAAACATCTTCTGATTCTGCCGTAATTAGCGGCAACCAGCCTCCAGTTGCAGCTGTTGGATGGCATCCACATCTTTATGGAACTAATGATGGTGGATTAGTAGATTGGAGAACTCTCTATGTAATGGGATGGCGTAAGGCCACAGATACATGGAATGTTATTGGAGGAGAATATTACTTCGACGGTAAGTTCTTTAATAATGCATCTGGATGTGCAGCATATTTACCAGGACTTCAAAAAATAATCTTAGCATCTACCGGAACTCAACAAAGAATGATGAGTATTGCGGCGGGTTCTAATGGAACTACTGCTCCTGTAGTAGATCTTGGGACAGGACCAATCGGAATTGTTGGCGATAATGGTAATAGTGGTAAACTAATTGTTGATCCTACTAACAGTTCATATGCTCTTATATTAAGACATAATAGTCCATATACAGTATGGAGATCGACGGATGGTGGAGTATCTTGGGATACTATTGGTACACATCCTTTTACTACTGTGAATATGTCTTCGGAATCAAATGGAACATGGACCTGCGGATCCCTACCAGATCATGGTGTGGTTGTTGGTATGAGTTCTAATGGAAACGGAAATGGAACTTTCCGACTTTGGAAACCTCCGGTATAATATAAAATGGCTATATCTGTTGTACAAGTAGCGCATATGAACGTGGACTCTGCGTCCACTAGTGCAGTAGCTACATTTGGAGCTAACACAACCGCCGGAAATCTTATAGCCGGTATCGTAGCTTACGGTATGAGTGGTGGAACAACAGATGTAACATCTATGACAGAAAGTCATACAATGTTAACTGGAGTTACAGAACACTCTTATAGAACAGAACAATTTTACTGTGAAAATATAACTGGTGGTTCAACTACTTTCACAGTAAACTTTGGATCTTCCAGATCGTATCGCGTATTAATGCTGATTGAATTATCTGGATGCGCTACTTCATCTGCACTCGACGGAAGTAATTTTGCTCACGTAGATAATTGGACTGCTACTACAGATGCGGCAACATCGGGAAATATAACTACATCCGATCCAGCTGCTATGCTAGTCGGATTCTATCTACAAATTTCAAATCAAAATCTGCCTACCGCAGGTACTAATTTCACTCAGCGCGATACTCAGCAAAATGCTGGAGGAAATGCGCAAATGACGGAGACGAGACTTCTCTCGTCTACTGGTACATACGCGGCTACATTTACTCCGGCTGGAGCGAATTATCAAACCTGGGTTGGGGGAATGGCGTTTAAGGAGCAAGCGACATCTCCTAACGTCGGATCGATCTCTACAACTACATATGCTCCGTCGGTTAGCGTACAATCCGGAGCTTCTAACATTGAAGTTGGTGCAGGTAGTATTGTTGTAACTGGTCAAACTCCATCTGCCGATACTACATCCTCCAGAGCAATTCCTATTGATCAAGGATCTCAACAATTTACAACGTATGCTCCTACGTTAGGAAAAGTAATTGAGATTCCTTCTGGAACTGGTCCAGAAGACGTATTCCCGGATGATACTAATTTAGGTATTACAGGATATGACGTATTTCTAGATATAGATTACAATATTAGTGTTACTGATGGAGCTGTTGCGTTAACAGGATATGATCTAGAAGCTGATTCTAGTCAAGGTACATTCATACCTATAGATGTAGGAGCTATTACTACAACTGGATATGCTCCAGTAGATGTTAGTTCTCACGTACCATCTCCAAGCACAGCAACACAAACAATCACTGGATATGTTCCACTAATCGGAACATCTCACTTTAGAACTCCTGATTCAGTAGAAATTACTATAACAGGATACGATGTAAGTACAGCTCCTACTACAGATATCTATATCGATATTAGTTCTGGAGCAATTACATCAGCTAGCTCAGCTCCTTCTCTTATTCGTGGTACAGGTAGAGCTCCAGACACAGCTACTCTTGGATTCACTGGATATACTCCAGATGCTATCTCTGAAGACGTAAGTTGGGAATTCTTCCCAGACGAGGGTAGTGCTACATATTCTACATATGATCTTACACTAAGCATTATCGAAGTTAATAAGAGCATACCAATTGCAGTAGGCTCTCTTGTTATTCCAGGATGGAAACCACCGTTCGGTTCAAGTCCTTCTGTAGAAGTTGGTGCTCGTAAACGTAGAAAAATTCTTGGCTTTTTGAAATAAAGGTAAATAAATAATGGCCTCTCAAGCAAATGGTGGAGTGTACATGGCCCATGGCCGTTCTCTCTTCCCTGTATTTGTTCCTGATGTAGCGAACAACGTACAATTCGCCGTAACTAACGGCGCAAGTGCGCGTGCAGCTCTTCCTATTACATCCCCTATTATCCGCGTTAGTTCTACTGGAGACATCTTTCTTATCTTCGGTAATAGCGCAGTAGATGCAGCTACGACTAGTATGCCTCATGCAGCTGGCGTAGAATACTATGGTATCCCAGATGGGGCTACTCACATTGCAGGCTGGGGTGATGGCGAGAATAGTACGGTAACGGTTACTCCGATGGATTCTTAATGAGTGACACTTTTGAAAAGATTCACAATGCCAAACCAAAGAACGCTCGCGAGATTATTGACGAGTGTCGAACGAATCTTTTTAAGTTTGCTCAAACGGTTAACCCGAGTTATTGCTACGGCGATATCCATGAGGAAGTATTTTCATGGCTCTCTAGTCCGCAGGGGGCTAATAGACAGCTACTGCTTCTTCCTAGAGGTCACCTTAAGTCTCATTGTGTTGCTGTATATACTGTCTGGAAAATAACATACGAACCATGGACTACTCTTGTATACTTAGTATCGCAAGAGGATCTCGGTAAAGCCCAGCTTTACGCAGTCAAGAGCATGATGCTCTCAGATTCGTACACAGCTCTCTGGCCCGAGATGTTCACGGAGAAAATAGAAAGAAGTAAAAGAGAACGAGGTGTCTGGTCAGCGTACGCCTTTGACGTAGATCACCCATGTCGTCGAGAGCGTAGTGTTCGAGACCACACAATGATCATGAAGACTGTAAAGTCTAACGCTCAAGGCCTCCACTGTGATGGACTAGTATTTGATGATGTCGTGGTTCCGCAATTTGCAGACACTGCTATCGGCCGTAAAGAGCTCTCTCGATCCCTTGGGTATTTTTCTTCTATTCTTAACCCTGGCGGCTGGATTAAGGCTGTGGGGACTAGGTACCATCCTGAGGATGCTTACCAATCTATGATTGAAGCTAAGATCGGGATCTGGGACTCAGAAGCACAAGAGTTCACAACTCAAATCCCACTCTGGGATGTAATGGAAAGAGTCGTAGAAGACTCATACGATAGATCAGGTACAGGTAATTTCCTTTGGCCTCGTACCGAATCACCAGTAGATGGTAAAGCATACGGCTTTAATCTTCTAGAACTCTCTAAGATTAAAGCAGACTACATCTCTCATCAAGGTCTAGTCCATTTCTATTCTCAGTATTATAACGATCCTAATGATGTAGGAACAGCTCGATTACAACGGAGTAAGTTTCAATACTATGAAAAGAAATATCTTGAAAAAGAGTTTCCAAACGTTCGTTACAAAGGTACGAAGCTCAATGTCTACGCCGCAATGGATGTTGCGTGGTCGACAGATGCTAAGTCGGATTATACTGCGATTGCAGTTATCGGTATTGACCACGATGGCTACATCTACGTTCTCGATCTTGAACGTTTTAGGACCACTAACTTTCAAGAGTATTACGAAAAAGTCCACTATCTACAACACGAATGGGGATTTCGCAGAATCCTTGTGGAAACAAATGCAGCGGGATCTCTTGTTGCACAAGAACTGGAAGCATTTGTTCGTAGAAACGGAGGCAGCCTGGTTGTTGAACGACGCTCGGCTTCGCATCGAAGCGGAAATAAAGAAGAAAAATGGGCAGCAATTCTTGAACCAAGATACGACAGCAAAAGTGTATTCCATTTCCGAGGCGGCCTTACTCCGGAACTTGAAGAAGAGTTACTCTCAGCCCGTCCAAGAAACGACGATTTAAAAGATGCATTGTGTGCAGCCATTTCCATAGCTAAACCCCCTGCATCTAAACGATTTAACTACAAAGAACTTCGAAACTCTAACGTAGTGGTTGGACGCTTCGGCGGAAGAACTAAGGTAAGATAACAATGCCATCAGATCCTAAATATACAAAGAAGAAACCTACAGCTAAACCTCGCGGTGGACTTTATAAACCTGGCGAAGAGATTAAACCCCAGAAACAGGCGATAGCTATAGCTATGAGCAAAGCTGGGAAAAGTAAAAAGAAACGGAAGAAGAAATAATTTATGCCTTCTAACAATAAATATATAAAGAAAAAGCCTCAATCCAAACCAGGACGTGGTGGTTTACGTCCTTCAGTAGTAAGAGAAGAAGGCACTTACGATCGATATCGTATTCAAAAAGCCGTGGAAGCTGGTAAACTTAAAGGTTCAGTAGTACACAAGTCGAATGTTGCGCAACAACGTGCTGCTAAAGTGTTGAGTTCTCAAGAAAAAGCTGTTGAATCGGTTAATAAACTAGCAAAAGCAAAACGAGATCTTGGATACGCAAAAGATCTCCCCAAAGAAATTAGAGCAAACTCTATCAAGAGATTGACTAAAAGTCAAAATAGACTTTACAAAGCAGCTGATCCAGATACAAAACTTTGGATGGATAGGGAAAGAAAAATTAACCATCTTTATGGAAGAGTTACTAGTGGAAATCCGGAACGAGATGTCTCTACTCGTCCTGGAAAAAAAGCAAAATCATTAGTAGATAGGATTATTAAACGAATCGATTTGTTTGAAACAGCAAAAAAATTTCGTTCTCCAGTATCTCCTGCCGCGATGGCCTTTGAAATCGGGATGTCTCATTATAAAGCAGGTAAAACAAAGTCTGCTAAAAAGATTAAGAAATTGAATAAGTATAAGGAAGGAGCATAATGAAATACTCTCTCACTAGTTCTAAGTTTGATTCTGGTGTATACCACCTAATCCCTAGTCTAGCTTTAATTTATAACCACAATACTCGTGGTGTCGACATTGACGTAGCATTCTTAAAGTGGAATGCATTGTGTGGTGTAGAATTTCCGAGGAAGAAACGCCGTGCCAAGTCGCGATAAAAACGTAAAGAAGAAACCTACTGCTAAGCCACGTGGTGGCCTGTATAAACCTGGCGAAGAGATTAAGCCCCAGTCTCGTGGTTCTATCTTTAAAGGATATCCTGAAGTAAAGAGACAAGATCTTAAAAATAGAAGTGATGCTGGTAAAAGATCGGCCGGCCGAAGAGATATGCGAAAACATGGTTTTGAAAAAGAAGCCAGTCGATTTAAAGATGCTAGAGCATCTTGGTTGTATGATGAAAAGTCAATGGACAAATATTTAATAGGAAAAGATTCTTCAATTCCGAAAGAATTGAAGGCTAAGACTGTTAAGAAATTAAATAAAGATATGAATCGATTAACACGTGTTATGTCAGAAGATGCTGAGTACATGGCACGGGCTAGTAATAAAGCTTCAAGAATTCATGAAGCAATTAACAATGAAAAAGTTAAACCTTCTAGAGTTAAGTCTGCTGCACAAAGAATAAAAAGTTTACTTAAAGGCGGTTATATTGCCCCCAAATCATCTCGTTCCAAGATGTATTCTCCTGCTGGCGCCCTTATTGAACTTGGAGTTCAAGGGTATAAACCAGACAAGTCTACTAAAAAGATTAAGAAGCTTAAGAAACAAGCGGTATCTACATAATGAGTGGTGTTGATTCAGTTGATTTCGATATGATCTTTGGCAAAGAGGATCCTCTTGCCACTGAGATCGTATCTTTGTGGGACACATGGAACGGTGCACGTTCCGAATGGCGTGAGCGTGTTAAAGAAGTACGTAAGTATAAGTACGCTACATCGTCTCGTGAAACAACTAACATCCAGAACGATCATGATCATTCGACCCACATCCCCAAGATCACCCAAGTCAGCGACAACCTATCTGCGAACTACATGTCATCGCTCTTCCCACATGATGACTGGCTCTCATTTGACGGAGCTGATGAAGAAGCAGAAAGATTCGACAAGAAACAGGCAGTTCTGGCATACATTAGAACTAAAAACAAACTTAATGGCTTCCGGAATACCATCCAAACATGTACGGATGACTGGATTGAGACCGGTAACTGCTTCGCAGGAGTAACCTATAAAACCGAAACACACACCGACCCAGCTACTGGGATGGTCATGCCTGGTTACATTGGACCTACTGTATATCGTATCAGTCCCGATGATATCGTAATGAATCCGCTGGCTACTGACTTTCGTAGTAGCCCTAAAATTATTCGTTCACTCAAAACAATGGGTGAACTTACTCGTGATGCGGAAGAGAATCCCGATCTGAACTACTCAGTCGACATTCTCAATTGGATTCAGGATGTTCGAAAGAACCTGAACTCCATGACTGATACTACCCTTGACAAATACACACAACTCGTGTATGATGGATTCGGTAGTTCCTCTCTCTATTTCAAATCTGGTTACGTAGAGATCCTCGAATTCTACGGAGATATCTACGATACCGAGAACAATCAATTCCTTAAAAATTACGTGGTCACGATCGTTGATCGAATCAAGGTGATTCGTGCTCAACCCCTCGATACGTGGGATGGTCGGCCCAAAATATTCCATTGTGGATGGAGACTTCGGTCAGATAACCTCTGGGCCATGGGACCTCTCGATAACCTTGTCGGTATGCAATATCTCATTAATCATCTTGAGAATGCACGTGCCGACGCTTTCGATCAGATGATCGATCCTGACCTCGTGATTAAAGGTGACGTGGAGATTGAACGTCGTGGTGCTGCTCGTGATTATTACGTCAACGATCCTGCTATCGGTGGCGACGTCGGCTATCTTAGCCCGGATACTACCGTCCTTAATGCTGACTTCCAGATACAACGGAAGGAAGAGCAAATGGAAGAATATGCCGGAGCTCCAAAGAATGCTATGGGTATCCGCACCCCCGGTGAGAAAACGGCGTTCGAAGTAGCAGAGCTACAGAATGCAGCATCTCGAATCTTCCAAGCTAAGGTCACATACTTCGAAGAACAATTCCTAGAACCTATCGTTAACGCGGAGATTGAAGTTGCCCAGCGTAATCTCAATACAACTGACGTGGTTAAAGTTGTTGATGACGACTTCGGAGTGGCGGAATTTCTGCGTGTTACTAAAGAGGACATCTCTTCCAATGGTAAGCTTGTCCCGATTGGTGCACGACATTTTGCTCGACAAGCTCAGCTTGCTCAAAACCTCTTTCAGTTTGGACAAGCGATGCAACAAGACCCTCTTATGGCGCAGCATTTCCCAAGCGAAAGACTAGCTAAGACATGGGAAGATCTCCTCGGATTCAAACGTCTTGAACTCTTCCAACGCTTTGGTCGAGTCGAAGAAGAACTTGAACTCGAACGTCTTCGTCGTGCTGCTCAAGAACAAGTAGAAGTAGAATCGCAGGTAGACCTAAATGAAGCTCCCTCTATCCCTCCTCAAAGGGCTTTCTGAAGACAAGAAGAAAGTAGTAGAGTCACAATACACAACCTCTCAAACTCTTCTTAAACAATATCGTAAGATTCTCCACGACAAATTACAAGCTCAATATGAACTAGAAGAAAAGGCAACTGACCTACCTTCTGTGTTCAAATCTCTAGGGTATCGACAGGGGATACGAGAGATCATAGAACTACTCCCTGATGGACAAGACAATGACAACGACTAGCTTTGGTACCGATGGAGGTACACCCACTACTCCTCCTGTTACTCCTCCTACGGATACAGGTGAAAACGTAGAAGTTCTTAAGAAACGTCTCAACGATAAAGATTCTTTTATCGAGACTCTTAAGAGCGAAACAAAAGAATATCGAGATAGAATTCAACAACTCGAATCACAGCTTCAACAGGCCAAGACAATTGATGAACTGTTGGAACGTGTGAAAGAATATGAGCCTTCTGATACGTCCGAGCCGACCGCTCCCCGTCTAGATGAAGATAAATTGCTCAGTAAGTTGGAAGAACGTGTTTTCGGCAAGCTCTCGCAAAAACAACGAGAGACTGTAGAGACACAAAATTGGAATGAATCGGTTAGTAAACTCCAAGAAAAGTTCGGAGATAAGTACATCGATTATGTTAGGAATCGAGCTACCGAACTAGCAGTACCCATCGAAGAGATGGATCGACTGGCTAAAACTTCTCCGAGGGCTTTTATGGAACTAGTTACTGGACAGCAGCAACGCACTACGACTCAACCAACTACCCCTTCTCAACGAACCTCTTCGGCTATGCAAAGCCAAGAGAAACATAACGAAGAATACTTTGATCGGATCAACCGTCTTCGATTTGCTAAAGGTCCTGAAGGAGATGAAGCACGTCGTGTCTTCAACTCTAAAGACTACCAAGCTAATTGGAGAAAGGCAATCCTCTCAAAGGTTCAGTCTTAACTCAATTATAAATCAAGGAAGATACTTCAATGGCTCTTGATAGCACATGGGGTAATAACCACTTTCACCGGAACGAAATTTTCAACACGATGTTGAAAGAACCGTTCCGTGACGAAACGTTCGTTGGTAATAATTGGGTCAATATGATCGGCGATTTCACGGACGGAGCTAACTACAAGATTAACTCGGTCGGTGATCTTACGATTGATCAAATGGCAGAAGCTACTTCGCTTCCTGATCGTCGCCCGGATTCGGGTCAGTTCGTATTCAACATCAACGAATTTGTTGGTGTGAAAGTACCGTTTACTGACGTGTTCCTGGAAGACGATTTCATGGCACCGCAGGTTCTGTCTACGATCCCCGAACGTATGACCCGTGCATTCAACGAATATTTCGAGTCGCGCGTGCTGCGTCTCCAACGTCAACAAACGAACAACAACGGTAATACGATTAACGGTGCCTACCACCGTTATACGGCAAACGGTTCGAGTCGTGCGATCACGCTGGCTGACATTGCATACGCTCGTTATGCCCTTCAAAAAGCTAACGTTCCTCTCGTCAACCTCGTTGCGATCGTTGACCCCAGCTTTGAGTTCAATACGAACATCACGGCTAACCTCGTCTCGCTGGACAACAACCCGCAGTGGCAAGGTATTATCGAAACTGGTATGGGCGGTGGCAACACCGGCATGCGCTTTATCCGTAACATCTACGGCTTCGACATTTATACGTCGAACTACCTGGATACGGAAGCTGCTGCCGAATCGTCGCTGACCGACTACCTCGGTAACACCACGGCAACTGTTGCTGGTGACGTCTGTAATATTTTCTTCTCGGCTGCTAGCAAGATGGACCTTCCGTTCATCGGTGCATGGCGTCGACGCCCCTCGATCAAATCGTGGCGCGATGAAGACAAAGAAACGGAATATCACCAGATGTCCGCTCGGTTTGGTCTTAACCTCTACCGTCCGGAAAACCTGGTTGTTTGTGTTTCTAGCAAGACTCTGGCCTAATTAAGGAGATTATATCATGGCTCGTGCAGCTACTTGGACGAATTCTGATGGTCTCGTTGTAGGCTTCGGTACTCGCGACTCTGTGTACGATATGGCCGGTACGGTCCGTACGCAAGGTAACGAAGAAATGATTGTTATGGAAATCAATGCAGCTGACATGCCCGTTGCCGAAGGCACGGCTCGTCGCGCTAACGATTTCCGTATTCCCGCTGGTTCGTATATTACGAAAGCTACTCTGAACGTTCTGACGACGTTCGCTGATGCAGACGCTAACCCGACGATGACCATTGGTCTCGTCAATAGCGCCGGTACGGCGATCGACATCGACGGTCTGTTTGCTGGTCTGACGGAAGCGTCGGGCCAACTCACGGCTCCGCAGGTTGTCGAAGGCGATGTCGCTACGTACGGTGGTGCCCTCGTTAATGGTATCGACCACATCGGTTCTTCGGATGGTTATATTACGGCAGCTCTGGATACGGGTGCGTGGGATGCGGGCCTTGCCCAGCTCACGGTCTGGTATCTGAAGCCGACGCCGGATTCGACCCCGACCGATCCTATTTCTGGGATTGTTGGTTCTCTCTAATGGTTAATGGGACGCAAGGGGACCACGAGTCCTAAGGGAGGGATAAACCCTCCCCGTCCCACCCATTTCACTTAGGTCTATATAATGACTAGAACATGCAAATATTGCAAAACACAAATTCGGAGAGGAAAAGGATGCAAAGATTGTGCAAAAATAAGAAATAAAGAATACCAA